GAGCCGCAAGACTACTGGTATTCGAAGGGCTACTTCGATCCGACGTGGTATCAGTCTTTCCCCGAGGACAGCATCCTCGCCTCGCGGATTTGGGGCGCCTTCAAGCATCTCAGCGCGGGCGACGACCCGGTCACGACCATCGTCCTGAACGCTGACCCCCAGGCGAATCTCGACGGCTCGGCGTTCAACGCCCTCATGGCGCCGTCGCTCTCTGCAACTCCGGTCGCAACGCTCGGCTACAAGATCCTCGACGCCGACATCACGACGAACAACCCGATCAACCTCGCTGGTCCGCGTGTGCTTGTCACGCGCATGGACGCGGCCGTGTGGAACAGTGGGCAGCCGGGCGGAATGAGCATCGCCTACATGCTCAACGTGCCCAACCGGGAGTTCCTCGACCTCGGTCCTCTCTTCGATCTCGGAGCGTTCAACCCGGAGGGTTGCGCGGCGACAAGCGCCGGGCTCGGCGACAACCCCGGCGTTCTCGTCATCACGAACGGCTCGACCATCCCGCAGAAGTTCAATCCGACGGCGGCCGGAACGAGCGGTGAGGTCGAGAACGTCAGCATCCAGAGGCCGTTCTGTGACGAGCTCCCGTCGACCCAGGTGAACGACGCCGCGGCCTCTCCGACAGGCGGGCTGGAGCTCGGCTACTACAACTACCGCTACACGTTCCGGAATTGCTGCACTGGCAAGGAGAGCGACCCGAGCGACGTCTTCACCGTCAGCACGCTGGGAGCATCTCCAGCGGCCTCTGTGACGATCTCCTTCGCTGGTGTGAGGATTCCGGGCGACCCGCAAATCTGCGAAATCTGCATCTACCGGACCGTCGTCTCGCTCACCGAGGCTGGGCTCAACGAGGTAGTCCTCGGGAAGGTGGGGTGTTTCAACGTCGACGAGACCAGCGTGTTCGTCGACGATCTGGCCGACGACTCGATCGACTTCCTGAACGACGGGATCAGCTTCCTCAACGGAGCGATGCCATGCGTCCCGATCGTCGTCGGGTTCCGGAATCGCCTCTTCGCGATGGGCGACATCCCGAACCTCACGCCGGCTGGAACGATCTCGGTCACGAACGGATCGAACATCGTTCTCGGTGACGGCAGCGTAGAGTGGGACCGCTGTCTCGAAGGGAAGTTCATCCAGGTCGACGGCGACTGCAAAGCCTACGAGATCGAGTGTGTGCTCCCTCCGGAGTCCGGAACGTCTCCTCCGATCGCTCGGCTGCGGCTGACCGAGGAATACGAGGGCACGACGGACACCGGGCTCTCCTACCACATCTGCGGGCGCCCGAACCGGCTCTACATCTCGGAGCCGCTGGAGCCTGAGTGTTGGCCGGCGGCGAACTTCCTGGACATCGAGCCCGGCGATGGCGATCGGCTCATGGGGGCCGAGAGCAACTTCGACCGTCTCGTCATCTGCAAGCGACGGAAGACCTACGTCCTGACGTTCCGCGAGCAGCCGGCGACCGAGGTCATCGTGCCGAGTCGAATCAGCTCGGACATCGGGTGCGTCGGACCGCGCACGTTCGCCCAGGTCGCCAGCGGAACGGTCTGGCTCGCTGAGCGCGGCCTCGCGATCTACGACGGCCGTAGCGTCTCGCACGTGAAGGCGTCCGAGGAGATGAACGACATCTTCACGAACCCGGACAACGACAACTACGTGCGGCGTGACCGCAACGGTCGGGTCATCGACGCGGTCGGAGTCTTCTACCCGAAGCGCGAGCAGTATCTCCTGCTACTGCCGACCATCCAGACGGACCGCGGCTGCAACGTCATGCTCGTCTGGGACGTGAGCCTGGGAAACATCACGCTCCTCAAGTTCTGCCAGGAGTTTCAGAGCATGGTCGTCGGCAAGGACGCCGACGGAAACGAGAGGGTCTACCTCGGTGACACGAACGGGTTCGTCTGGATCTTCGACGTCGGATTCACGGATGGCGTGGGGTATCCAAACGCGACAGGGACGGTTCGCGGGACAGTCAGCGCGGCGGGAACGGACGCCATCACCGGGGCCGACTTCCTCCGCTACGACAGCGGCGGCTTCATCACAGGTGGAGTCCCGGCTCTCGCTGGCCTCTCAGGTATTGCCGGTCTGTCTGGTGCTCTCGATGGCGACGACATGGGCCTTGCTGGCGTGTGCGTCTACACGCGCGCTGCGGACGCTGACCTGGATGATCCCTGGACGTCGCGGGTGATCTACGCGGCGACCGACGACACGCTCTACGTGACCCCTCCGTGGGGCAGCGAAGAGCCGGCCGTCGGCGACGACTTCATGATCGGCGCGATCGAGATGGAGCTCCTCTTCAAGCCGCAGAACTACGGGACCGACCTCGCGCCGAAACGGAATTGGGCGCACATCGTCGTTCACGAGAAGGAGTCCTACAGTTCGAAGCTCCGCGTCGAGCTCCTTCCCGACTTCCAGCTCTCCGACCCTGACGAGCTGACCGTGATCGACCCGGTCACGCAGGACACTGGCGAGGGCCGGATCTTCCGGATGGACTACGAGCTCGGGCGCCAACGTCACCCGGTCGGTCGTAGCGTCCACTGGTTCGAGGCGGTCCGGTTCAAGAACTTCGCTCCGGAGGAGCCGATCCGGATCATCAACCACATCCTCCTCGCGACCCCGAGGTCCGGCTAATGGCAGGCGCAGGCAAGGCACGGATCGCGGACCAGGACAACACGGGCCACATGGCTGCGGTGCGGAATCACCGCTTGCTGGTGAGCGCTGCGCTGGAGCAGACAGTCAGCGGCGGATTCCCGATCCAGTTCGGCGACAGCCCCTCGATCGACGCCTTCGATCGTCTGCGCGTCTCGAACCCGATCGGCCTGTTCGAGTCGACCCAAACCTACGACAAGCAGACGCTCCTCTGGAACGAGGCGCTGACGGCTGGTGGCACGGCGACGTTCAGGCCCAACGAGTCCGCGACCCGGCTCGCCGTCACGAACAACGGCGACGCGGCGGTCCGTCAGACCAAGGACTACTTCCGCTACCAGCCCGGCAAGTCGCAGCTCGTCTTCTGCACGTTCAACTTCACGGCCGGGGATCCGAACGTCCGCAAGCGTGTCGGCTACTTCGAGGCGCAGAACGGAATCTTCCTGGAGGAGATCGACGGCGCGCTCTGGATCGTGCGCCGCACCTACACCAGCGGGGCCGTCGTCGACAACCGGATCGCGCAAGCGGACTGGAACCTCGACACCTTCTCGGACCTCGACCCGACGAAGACACAGATCCTTATCATCGACATGGAGTGGCTCGGCGTGGGTCGCGTCCGTGTCGGCTTCGTGATCGACGGGATCATCCGCTACGCGCACGAGTTCCTGAACGCGAACTCGCTGACCGTCGTCTACATGACGACCGCGCAGCTCCCGGTGCGCTACGAGATCGAGGCGACTGGAGCCCCGGCCGGGGTCACGAACTTCGACCAGATTTGTTGTTCCGTGATCTCCGAGGGCGGTCAGGAAGCGTCGATCGGGTTCCCGTTCGCGGCAGGCTCGATCACGATGACTTCGATCGGCGGCGCGCGCGTCCCGGTCGTCAGCATCCGTCCGAAGACATCGTTCAACGGTCTGACCAACCGGGTGCAGATCATCCAGCGGCAGATCGAGACGTTGTTCAGCGGGAACAACGGCCTCGGCTACGTGGACGTGATCTACAACGGCACGTTGACCGGCGCGGCCTTCGCATCGGTCGACGCGCAGTCGGTCATGGAGTTCGACGTTGCTGCGACAGCGGTTGCTGGCGGCATCGTCGTCAGGCGCTACTACGCCAACGCGACCAACCAATCGTCCAGCTCTGGCGAGGCGTTCGTCCTCGGTCGCCTTCCGATCTCCCTCGACATTGCCGGCTCCACCCCGGATCGGCTGACCATCGCAGTCTCTCTCATCAGCGGCACGCTCAACGCGGCCGGTGGATTCAACTGGCAGGAGTATCGGTAATGCCCACGAACTCCATCTGCAACGTGGAGCCGTTCCGCTACCAAGCGACGCCTCAGATCGGCGACACGAACGCGAGCGCAAACCAGATCAACGAACAGGCGTTGGAGGACTACCTCAACCGCCTTCGCGAGGCCATCTGTGCGGACATCGACTCGATCATCAACGAGTGCTGCAACGGTGGAGGCGGCGGAGCCGAGACCTTCCTGGAGCTGTCCGACACGCCAGCGAGCTACGCTGGGTCCGGCGGCGACTTCGTAGCGGTCAACGCGGGTGCGACCGGGCTGGAGTTCGTCGCGGCGCCGAGTGGCGGCGGTAGCGGCCTGCACA